CGGGATACGTCTTCGAAGGCATGGGAGGCGAGTCGAAACCATCGTCCTCCATGAAGTCCATGAGAGCGGTGAAGTCAGCCATTTGTCGTCCAAACGTAGAAGGGGAGTGCCGACCAGCTAGCCGACACTCCCACCCTACCTTGTTCCTGTGCTACTCACGCCGCGGTAGGGTGCGCAACCTGTTTACGCGCTCCCTGCCCTGCAAGGACGAAACTTGCGGTAGAAAGAGCGGTCGTGTCGCCACCGTCTTCGGTCCAGCTCACCGCGGCGTCTCCTTCGTAAGACTCAACGCGGGGGCCGCTCGGCTCCATCTCGTACCACCGTATCGGTACAGAGTTTGCGACGCCCGTATTTCCACCCGCGGCACGCAAGAGTTCCTGACCGGGATCGTATGCGGTCGGGTCGGAGGTCGTAACGCCTCGCCGAACAGTCCCCGCGTTTTCCCACGCGTTCTGCGTGTTTGTTTGGCTGCCCCAGCCTTCGCTGTCGAAGTCGCTGTCATCCTGCATGTTGCCGTTGACGGTCGGAGTGAAGGAAGTGATACCGAACACACCCACCCATACAGGTAGTACCGCGCTTCCGGTGTTGACGTCGAGATACCACTTGCGGTTCGTGGTCGTAGCTCCCAGAGGAGCTTTTGTGGTTACAGGCATTTGGTTAGCCGTCCTTTCAGGTGCGGTTTCTTAGTGGCCGGTTGGCCGTGATATAGAAATTGGCAGACCGTATCAGACGGCCGTTCCCATCTTGCCCGAGCGACGCACCCGACGACCACTGAGCCATGATTACTGCTACGCCACTGAGCGTACCAGCCTGACGCTTCACCCAGCTATTGGAGAGGGCGTCTTCGATCATGTCTAGCCGTGAATCGGTTGTTGCTCGGTATCGGAAAGAAGCGCGCGCCACCGTTTCGATGTCCTCCGACACGACACCGACGACGAGGCTGATTGCTTCGTCTGGCGCTTCGGGGAGGATCGTGCCGTACACTCCAAGCTGGGATGCAAGGTAGGCACCTGAACGGGTGAAGGTGATGAGGCCGTTCGACTCGGCGGCCGTAGCTCCCGCTACCCCTACGCGTAATTCTGTCAGCCAGCTCATGTTCCCAACTTCCCTCTTATTGCCTGCGCCACGATGTCGAGGACTGCTTCCCGCTCACTGTTCAGCGCGTTCTCAAGAAACTTCGCATTCAAGCCTGCGTCGTGTTGCATGGACTCGTCTTCGTGCTGCACTACCGCGTAGTCGGTGTCGTAGCTGATTGCGGTCGCGCCGCTCTGCGGGTCTTGAGAGACTGCGCCTGATGCTTCGAGGTCGCCGTCTTCGTGCGGGGTCTGGCTGTTGGAGACGCCGAGGACGTGCTCACCTGCGACCATCAAGCCCTGCTTCGATGCTTCGCTCACGCCGCCCCGAATGAAGCTGGATTTGGCGATGAACGGGCCGGTGTTCTTCCAGAAGCTCATTCGAGGTTCACGACCGTAAAGCTGAACAGACCAACAACCTGCGGCCTAGCTACCTTGATGACTGCGGTGGTGCGGCCATTCACAGTCACCTTGTCGGCGAGCTGGAACGCTACGGCAGAATCAGGCACGTACAGCGTCGACTCCGACACCACTTCGTTGCCGTTGGAGTTGCGCACGAGTCGCCGCGTGTCGTCCACGAGCACGTCGGGGACGTCGACCGCGACCGAGTACGTTTCACCGTCGAACCCTGCGCCTTCGTACACTTCGAGGCTGACCGTGCTCCCGAGCCATTCGCTGAATACTGTTGTGAAGTCGCTCATCCTTGTTCCTTCCTTAGTGACTATTTGAGTGCTGTTGCGAGGGCACTATCTGATGAAGTTAATGCCGGGGTTAGGTAATCGACGCGTACACGGCGACAAACCCGAGGCTTGCCCCGGTTGCGTCGAACACTTCGACTTTCTTGGTGACAGATCCCGGTGTGGTTGCGGCGGCACTGTTCGTCACCGCGAGCTTGCCAACGTTAATGATTCCGGGGGCCGCGCGTTGCATGATTGCGTCGGCTGCGGAACCGAGTTTTATGCCGTCAATTCCGTCGCCTATTACGGCGCGCTGAACTCCGGTATGGGTGATGAACTTGACGCCATACGCCTTGATGTTTGCGTAGGAGCCGCCCGTTCCGGTATCCCACGTCATCGTTCCGCCACTTCCGGCGCGGGACCACTCGGCAGGTGATACTTGGCCTACCGCAACGTCACGCAAGTCAACCCAGCGCAGAGTGTGGTTCGCGTTGCGTTTGTTAATAATGTTGGCGTAGTAAGTAGCATCCCCCGAAATGGCTGACACGCCCGTCTGTCGTCCGATAGTAGCCTCAATTAACCCTGACGCCGTAGCGGCTGCCGTCATGGTGGCATCCTGAGAGCCTGACACTGAAAGAATTGTTGCGCCGCCCGGAATGTCAGTACCAGCAATGGTCAAGCCGACGTCGCTTTCGTCAAACCTAATGGACGGGGAGGAAATGGTGGCGGAGCCGCTTACTGTGGTCACGTCGCCGTAGACGCGGCGCTTACCAACCTGAAACTCCGCGAGTGCAAAAAGAGCCTTTCGGAACTCGAACGGGACTCCGCCTGTTTCATCCCAATAAGATGCGTTTGTAGAACGGTCGATGGAGAACCACGAGCTATCGCCCAGATTGTCGCCACGGCTCAATTCGTACCTGCACGACTTGTTGGTACGAAAGAATGCGTCCCCTGAGGTATTTATGGCCGCGCCAGAAGGCCCTCGGAGAGCTGTACGAGCGAGCATTGCCTCGTAGAAGGTGCCAGTCTGGATGCCCTTCGAGAGCACATAATCTGCAACGTTACCAATTTTGGTAATATCACCAGCGGTTAGTGCACCGTGAACAAGGAAGATGCAGAGCGCGCCAGTGGTGGCCGCGTGATCGACGTACCCCTTGATGGTGGATTCACTCAGGCTCTGAATGTCTATAGAGGGTACGTCGAACGGGTCGGAACCGTACTCCGCAACTAAGCCCTTCGTGCCACGGTAAAATTCGTGGGTACGCCCCATGACTTCTCGGATAGCCTCATTGGAATGACCGTAAGGATAAGCACCAGTCTTGACCGTGACTGAAGGGAAAGCAGCCTCAATGCTGGCGACTGCACCAGAAACGAGCGAGTCTACAGCGGTGCGGCCCCCGGAATTGTAGGTTGCGGTGTAGCTTTCGTGGTTCACCCCGTGCGTGCCCACCTCATTCCCGCTCGCAATAATGGCTTGGACTTGAGCGGTCGTGATGAACGTGTCGTCCGGCCAGTCGGGTGACGTTCCGGGCTTATCGACGTATGCCGAGCTAAGAAAGAGTGTGCCTTTGATTCCGCGCCCGTTCAATGCGTCGAAATATGCTGCCGCAGTGCCATAACCGTCGTCAAAGGTGAACGACACAAACGTGCCCGGCTCAACACCGCTAAATGTACGGTGCTGAATCGTGACCCCGTTGGGGTTCGCAATAGTGGCAGATAGTTCCGTATCGAACGCACTACCGGTGCCGAGCTGCGCGGCCATAGCCGTATCCACCTCATCCGGGACCAACTCGGCGCGAGCTGCTGCCGCCTCCGAGTTCTGCGCCGAGATTGCCGCTGCCTGTTCCGAGACCCCCGCGGCCTGCGCTGCCGAGCGCGCCACGATAACCTCATCGCTAGTCCCGACAATGCCGACCTCCAAACGGTTCATCTGTGCAGCGTCGAGTGTTTCGCCGTCCTGCCATTCGCGCGGATAAAAAACCATATCAAGCTCCTAGAATTGCTTCGCCGAGGACTGCTGTCCCGCGTGGTGTGATGTCGTATTCTCGGCCCCAGCCGGTTGCTGCTGCTCTCACGGTCGTCGTGAGCATCCCCGCGGCGTCGAGTATCCGCATGGCGTCGCCCACGAGACTATTGGCCGTCGCAAGCTGCGCAAGGTAGGCGGTCTTGCCTGCGTCGGCCTCGTACGTCACCGACGCCCCGCCAAGCGACTTCGACGCGACGCGCTGCGCGACCGTGCCCGGCGAGATAGGGTCCACGCCGTTGTCTACCCACGCCGCAACCTGCGCAGAGACCGCCTCAGACAGCGCTTCACGCTTCTTCGCGTCCACCGGGAGGTCTTCTGCGTCGACCGCGTAAACGGCCCCACGGACGGCGTAAGCGACAAAGCCCGACGCTTTGCGAATCATTCGGCCTACGTTAGCCGGGAGTGCCCCGGCTACATCGCCAGTAATGTACTTGGCCACCTGCGCCGTCGTAGCGTAAATAGGCATCTTCAATCCTTCCAGAAATGACACGAGGCCGACAGGAATACCCCGTCGGCCTCGNGATTGTGCATGGTTACTTGAACAGGTCGGCGATGTCGTCCCGCTGCAACTCCGACACGTCTTTCTCGGTGTATCCGTGCGCGAGCGCGTACGCCCGCCACACGTCCACTCCCGAGCCGGTGCCGCTGCGAGGAGGTAGCTCGGCAGGAACGTCCTCCGCGTCGTCAGCATCAGCGTCAGCGACGCTCTCAGCCTCCGTCTGCGGGCCGATGACCGTGTCCGGCTCCGTCGGTGCCACTTCGGCCTCGTCCGGCTCCACAGCGGCCGCTACAGCGTCGCTCTCGGTGTGATAACGCCTCAGCGTCCCGATGCCCACGTCAGCACCTACTGAGTGACGGTCGTGACGACGACGACACCACGGTCATCCACACGCTTTACCGCGTAATGCACGGTCGTGGTGATGATGTTGGTGCGCTTGAGAATGTCGCGGTCAGTCTCAACCACCGGACGGCGCTTGTACTTGAGCGAGATTGCACCCCGAC